CGCACCCGTTCGGTAGCCAACCGTCCTTACGACAACGCCCCTCGCTTCTGGCTAGGGAAGCCCACTTACGTTGCCTCCATCTGCATATTCATCAGATAGCCCCTCCCCCGTAATTCGTGCCGTAACGCCTGTCCGTTGGGTTGGTTATCCCATCGTAATCCTAGACAGGTTCAGGTGGTTTTTGATCACCCAAAGAAGGAAACGACTCCTTCACCTTTAGAACCGTTACGGCTCTGCGGCGGCATTGGGATGCAAGGACACGAACGGCTCTTCTTCCAAACTAGTATTCGGAAGCACTACGTTCCCTAGGCATCGGTTCTTCGCCCTCAGGTTCCCGACCACACCGCAGAAAACTCTCTACTTCTCAAAGATCAGTATTGGATACTTAAGCAAACAAATATCATCTGGTTTAAGAAAGTAAAAGTATCTATGCTTTCTACTTCTTGGGATATTAGGAGAATCTGATTTCTTTGCATGACGACTATGTTTACCGTCCTCTACCGCATAATCCCCACACTCTCTTGCGTCAGAAAGACCTGTGTAAATCCACCCAGTAGCTCTATAAATTGCTCCCGTATGACCCTGTGCTGTATCAGCGTAACTAACTAAAATCCAATCAGGTCTAATTTGTTTTAGTATTCTTAAAGACCATCCTATGAATCTCGACTCAGTGTTCCTTGGGCATTCATCGGAAACCCATAAACGATTCAACTCGTAAATCCTGTGCGAGTTTTCTTTTCCACAAGCACCATCACAAAGAGATGGGGAAGCTGGTTTCCCAAAACTAATAGCTCCAACAAGAGTTTGAAGCGCATTTTTTTTGTAAGCTCCGAAAGATTCTGAAATAGGAACAGCTCTATGGGCATAATGATGTTTCTCAAAAATCCTGTTAGCGTTATCTGATCTAATCTTTCTAAAAAATAATTGGAGCGGAGAGGTCGGATTTGCACCGCCATCTATATGTTGGAACATATCATTTTGCATTAAACTATCTCCGCATTTAAAGTTGCCTCACCCCCGGTACGGATATTCTCCGCTTTCTCTATTGAGGGTACTAAGTACCAGTCGTCCGCCTATACGGTCGGGGAAGAGACTACTCTACTTCATAAACATCTTAATACGATTACTGACGCTATCTCCCGTGACGCGCTCCAAATTCTCCATGATTGCAACGGGCTTAATTGAGCCGGGGATACCCTTGAAGACCTTAGACTTATCAATCGAGTAATCGGCTGGTTCTCCAATATACCACGCAGCTAGATTATCTAAAGCATTAGAGTAATAAACCCTTTGCCGATACATTTCCCGACTTTCTTGTTCCGAAGTAAGCGTGGCCATTAAACATTATCCTTCATCAAATCCTCAAACTTCACATCCTCATCCCACTGCGCAATGAAGAAGAGGTCTGTGCATCCATCAATCTTCCCGAAGATAATGGGGTCGATGATTTCCACCACACTTTCGATCTTAGCCACCTCAAACGTATCGAAGCACTTCTTATCCATAGCATCTTTAACCTTCATAAGCACATCAGCGGGCGGTACATATGGATAATCAGATAGTTTCGAGAACACCAACTTGTCATACACCACTTCATTCCATTTCTTCGGGTCAACCTTCTTCCTGACTTCCTTCGTTTTCTTGTCGTAAATAACCTCTGTTTTCTCACGCAGATTTTTATTAAACCTATCCACAGCTTCCTTACAAATAAACTGGAAGTTCTGGTAAGCAGTAAACAACTTAGACCGCAACTCAATCTTTTTTTCAAGTCCATCACTCGCCTTACTCATTCCAATTTCTTTAAGTAATTCCAATGTGTCCATATCTCACCTTTCTTAGTTATACTGCGTTTGATAAAACTCGACTTCTTCCAATTCTGACGCCTCTTGCTTCAAGTTCCCGCTTCACCATCTGGTACATTCGGGCAAGGGCGATTACTTCAGAGTCCATATCCGCTTGCCTAACCCCCGTCCAATACTTCACCATCTTGATGGCTAGAACATCTTCCTTATCGTGCATTCTTGATGCGTTTGTCCGACAGAGGTTTGAGCAGAATCTTTGTCTTGTTACGTTGCCGTTTACTTGCTTCCTCTGAAACTGTATTCCACACATCTCGCAGATTCTTTGGCAGATAGACAGGCCGCGATGCTTCTGGCAGTACGGGTGTTTGGCTCGGCGGTCTAACACCCTCCCGCAAGTGCGACAACACTTCGGCTTCGTGGGTGAGGCGACGATCTGCACACTCAATGGCTCTAAGCTGAATGGCTTGCCGTGTCCCGTATAATCGCAACTTAAGTCTCTCAAGATCCGTATCTCCATTCTTCAGTTTAGTAAGGATGTCAGCCAACTCCCCCCTAATCTCCTCATTCTCCATGCGGTATACTCCTTGGGCGGTCAGTCCTCATTAGCTCGTCCTTCTCGGCAGGGGAGAGGGTGGTTATCCAATGCGGGCTATCACTCTGAATCATTCGGCGTTCCATGTGGCTCCTCATCCGTTAATTGCCTAATCACAACTTCGACCTGTTCCTTATCCTCGCTATGTATGGATGACCAACTCCCCATCTTCACGATCTCATCATTGAATCCAGCCTTCTCAGCCACTGCATCAATAAGCACCTTAAGGAGATTCTGAGAATCAAACTTCTTCAACTTCCCATTCTTATAAAACCAGTTGTAGGTAAACGTAACATCAAGCGTCACAAGGTAACTCTCAGTGAGTGGATTCAGCCTCGGAACAAACTCCTTCGCCTTCGTCTTCCACGCCCTCACCTCTGGCTTCATCTCAACCCTTCTCTGTGCAAAGATAATCTGGTAGATCGCATTCACGCTCGGAGGAAGAGAGGGGATAACGCACCGCTTCTCCTCGGTAACACGCCACCCCTCTCTCAGCACCTTAAGCCTCTACTGACTTGAAGTTAGCCAGCTCGTTCTTAAAGTCACCCGTACCGACATACTTCCCATCGCCATCCTTGACGCGAATCTCGGCCTTACGAATATCCCCGATGAACTCACGCCCCTTAAGACTCTGGATAAACTCATCCGTCACCTTCGGGGGATTCTTGTCATCGAAACCCATCGCCTTCAAAAACTGACGGTAGGGGAAACGGGCCTGCTTCTTCCACCAATCGCTCGTATACTTCTGCTCGTTGTAGGCGGTCAGGAGTTCTGCGAAGAGATTCTTTCCCGCATACTTCCCGTTACCATCCACCCCGAGAGAGGAGATAGCGCACCGAACATTAAGACTCGCCCGGTTCATCGCTCCCGTTTCCTTATCGTTCTGCAACTTCGGCTCCACGTTCTGAATCACAAAACGCACACCCTTTGCCGCATCAATAACATCTCCCCCCGACTGGTCAGACAAATCACCCGTCTCAGGAAAGTTATCAAGCACTTCAAATGGACTATCACTCATATTCACTTCCTCCTAGTTATGCGGCTTTAAGCCACGTTGGTTACTACACTCTGCTGATTGATGTTCTTCATAAGCTCTGCATAAAATTCCTTACCCGTGATGTCTAACTTCGCTGGAAGGCCGTAGCGATTCTTGGCCCTCACAACTGTTCCATACGCAAACGTCGTGTCACAGTAAGCCCACTTCGTCTGTTTCCCGCTTGCATCAAGCTTCGTATCAAGGTAGATGGACGCTCCAAACAGCCCCTCAATCTTGCTCCGAAACCCGCCCTCAATCATGGGGGAGATGTCTGATTCCAAAGACACCTTCCGCGCCCGGTTCGTGGTCTTATCCGACCCCTGCACAGCATCCTTCGCCTCACGCTTGAGATGGCACGTCATGACTACGTTCAAGTTGTACCGTGTTGCAATCGTAAGGAGATCACTCGCAATAAACCTCTGTGACCATAACCCCAGATTGCGATACATAGCCTGGGTATCAATGTTTCCCGTTGTTCCAGACTTCTGCTCCTCATACTCATTGATGTACTGCCAACGCATATCAAAGAGGTAAGTGCCGCCGTCCAGAAACAACGTCTCAATCATCCCTCCCTTCGCAAGCTCCTCCGCATGACGGATGCACCCATATATGGAATACCGTTCCTCAGCCTTTGCGTTCTCCTGAAAAACCTTCTTCAACTCAGCCTCATTTGCATTACGTATATACTCATAGTGAACCAGATTGCTTAGGAGCCTTTCATTTCCCTTGCGATACAGAATGTCCAACCCTGACGGATCAAAACAGGCCACATACACCTTCGGATAAGTCATCCCGGCGTGTGTCTTTCCATCCCCAAAGTACCCATTGATAAGCACCGTACTCGTCGGCCTCTTAGCTCTAAACTCACTTGCGTCGGGCATCTTAAGCGTCCTTCCTTTTCTTTACGTTGTACTGAATTGTGATAAGTTCCTGATCCTGTTCCCATGTCCAGCCAGCGGAGCAGATAGGGCGGTAAGAGCAGAATCGGCAAGCATCCGTATTCATGGGCCAAACCCCTCTCTCCCTTGAATCCTCAATGCGTCTGATCCACTCCTGTGTGTCCGCTTCCTCACGTTCCATCTGCCCAACATTCCTGTTAAACATCTGCCTCTCAAAGCGTGTCCAGAATCCAGCGGGTTCACCTTTGTACATACGGCTCCTGTACCCACACCCAATGGCGTTCACATAGAACCCTGAACAATCCCCGTACTTGCCCCGTATGTAGCTCGTATACTTCGTCACCTGACTGTTCGGTTCAAACTGGTTCCAGAAGTCGTAGGAGAGGGTAGCCTTCTTTCCTCCAACCACCTTGTGATCGAGTCCGTAGATACCCCCATACTCAATGTTCTCAATGATGAGGTCTAAGACCACCGTGAAGGACTCCTCCTCCGCATACTGGAATCCATCCTTTTCCTCACATGACAGGACTCTCCACTTCTTATCTTCCTCCCGCCACTTGTCTGCGTATCTCTGTAGAATGATTGGCCCATGCTCCGTTGTCTTAGCGTTGTCCTCTGGATCAAGGTTCCTCGGATACACCTCCTTAAACTTCTTCTGCGCCGCTTCCAACGTATCGCCAAGGTAGAGGAGTCTCAGTCCCTCATGCATAGCCCGCCCAAACACCAGATGATGTTCCGACTTCTCATCCTCATCCTTTTCCAGCCCAACCTCATACTTGAAGAAACATGAAAGGGGACACGCCTTGTACGCCTGCAACCTTGAGTGACTGTACGACTTACCCCCGCTCATTTCAGCTCCCGTTCAATCCGCATCCGATCATACTGATTCATGACCCCAAGCACCTGCGTACACATCTTCTCCATTTCCGCCTTCGTCATGAAGTTCGTCGCGGTAACCCCACTCACCATATCCTGAATGATGAAGATGAATGGGTGATCGGTGTCCTGATCCTCCGCAAGCTCAATCCTGATCTCAACGTCTCTCTCCCTTACGAAGAAGCTTTGGAACATGGGGAAATCTCCGCTGGTTTAATAGTGATTATGTATTGCTGGAATGTTTCAGTGTCCTCAAGTACCATGTCAACCCCATCTACTCTTGCCTCTGTCTGTATTGCCATGAAGCCCTCAGACTTACTGACCTCAAAGGCAATCCTCATGCACTTCGTATGTTTCATGCGGCATCCTCTGGCTTAATCTCCATGTGGCTCGACCCCATGAGGAGTTTCCGATTCAACTCCGCTACCTCCATTTGCTTCCCCGCATATTCCAACATCTTCGCCAAGTCCCTCGCCACGGTCACTAACTCCGTCACATCCAGACTCGCCATCCAGAGTTGCCAGAGGCTCCGCTTCCTCTCAAATTCCAGTGTCTCCTCAATTACATCATCCTCGCCATCCCTCATAAATCACCCGCCAACAGGGGAGCCGTGGGATTCTCCGTAGCTTGCCGTGTCAACAACTTCACATCCTCCCGATACCGTCTCGCCCTCTCATCATTCAGGTGACCCTTACGCCGCATCTCCTCAAGGAATCCGATCAAATGCCCACAAGCCTCTCCCACATCCACACAAGTAATCCTCTCCATAACTCCTCCTCCAGTTTTAGACTCCGTTATCCCAACCATGCCCCATACTCCTCATCCCGTTCCCGCCCATCATCCAGCCCAAAGTCCTCAACATCCTCGCCGACATACGTCACCTTCACCGCCTCAGCATCCATCGGAGCCATGATTCCTGCCTCCTCAGCATCCCCCGCCGTAACCGTCATGTAGCAGGGGAGTAAGTAGTCCACCCTAAACCTTTTCACCTGTGAGCCTCCTGTATTTTAGGTAAAACTTCCTTGTCTCCAGCGGCAAATTCTTAAACTTACCGCCAGCCCTATGCCACTTAATCGTGTGGTCGATGCCCCAGTTCCAGATCGCAATACGGGTCAGTAAATCATCCTTTAGCCTGTAAGCCTTAATGAACTGCGGGATACGCTCCTCAAGAGTCCAGATGGCTACGTGCGCATTCTTCTCCTCGATATACATATCCTTGAGCCGCAGAGATGACCCTACCTCATTGTTGAAATCCTTCAGGGCGATGGGCGTGATCTGGAAAAGTCCTGTCGCCTTGGTCTTGGGATTGAATTTCCAAGGCTTATTGCTACTCTCGATGTAAGCCAAAGCATCCAGAGAAACTTCAGCATTCACTTGGGCTAAACCAGCTACCTCACCGATTAAAAGGTTGATTAACATAACGCTTAAAAAGACCTTAAGTGCTTTCATAGCCCCACCTTCCGTCCGAATTTCTGAATTTTACATAACATTCATCATCCTCCTCTTATCGGTCAGAAACAAGACTTTGCTTAACCCTTTAGTGCGCCTAACCCCGCTAGTTACCCTAAGCACGTGACCCAAAAAAAAGGGGGGAGGTTTTCATACCGCCCCGTGGATGCCATGAAACACCCCAATCGCCTTCATCTTCATGTATTTCTCCCTAACATCCATTAAGCGGGGGAGTCGGACGGCCTCATTGAAGAATTTACCGTCATACCAAGCTCTCACGGATTCCTCAGATACTCCCATTTCCTTCGCGAGCCTATAGCGACTCAGTAACTTCTCATCAATCATCTTTCTCACAACCTTAATTCCGTACGCTGACCCCGCCATATAATCCTTCTTTCGGTTGGCCGCTCACTCTCTTAGGGGGATAACAGAGTATCGGCAACATTTGAATTTACTTTAGGGCTAATTTCAGCCTTTTTTGGTTACGTGAAAGACTAGACTATTTGGGTAATTCTGTCTACCTTTTTCTGCTCCAAAAGC